CCCACATCCATTGGCGGTCGCGCGGGCGCAACAGTGCGGGCAGAATGTTCGAGAGGTCGCGGTGCGCGATCGCCGGGCGCGAGGTCATCAGGTACGAGGCGAACTCCTCGCTCATATAGCGGTTGCGCGTGTAGTCCGCGCGCATCGGATAGAAGTTCTCGCAGAGCTGCTGCCACAGGCTCATGATCGGATAGCGATCGGCGAAGGCCTTGTCGCCCCTGGAAACCAGCTCGCGCGCGCGCTCTTTCAAGGCGTAACCTCCTGAGCCGCGACACAAGGCGGCGTGAGCGACAACTGCATTTGCGGGCCGCCTTTTGGGTCGCGCCATTCGCGCCAGGGAAACCCACGCGGCGGATGCACGGTGATCCGCACCAGGCCACAGCCCACGCAGCGCCGCTCGGTCTGAGAATTGCCGGTCACGGCGTTGTCGACGCTGACAGGATCAGACCACTGATGCCGCACAGGCTCACCCGGGGCCCACGAACGCGTGCTGCGAGCGCACGCCGGCCGTGTCGTCCGACCAGATGATGGTGTCGCGCTGGCGCGCCGGACCGCGGCGGACGTCGTAGATCTCGGCGTCGAGCGGGACGTCGCTCGGCATCACCCGCTCGTCGCTGTCGCAGCGGCGGGCATAGCCCTTGCTGTCGATGTAGAAATCATAGGCCATATGCTCGGCTGGCTGCTGCACGCGCTTGCTCCTCTGCTGACCGGACGCGATGGTTAGGGTGGCATCGGGCAACACGGCCCCGGACGCGATGGTAAGGGTGCCCGCGCGATCAGCGACGTCGCCAGCGGGTCCATAGACAACGTCAAAGGCCATGCTGGCCATGCGGAGCCACGCTTGGCGCGCCTCTTGTGACCAAGCGCTGCCGGCTGCCGGTAGGTGCCCGATAACGGCGGCAATTAGCGGATCGAGATGCAACTCCGAGCCCAACGCTCGCGGGAGCGCATTGGCCATCTCGATGACGCTCTGCTGATACTTTTCTGCCGCGCTCATCAATGCCCCCCACCAAGCGTCGTACTGAGGAAATTAGTCCCGCCGGGAGCCTGCGCAGCCGTCCGCGTGAGCACGGTCGAGGAGCGGCCGCCCTTGGCCATCCCCGCGCCGGCGCGGCGCGCTGCCTCGCGGGCGGCGGGACCCCAAGGATCCGGCATGGTGGGCGGCGGCGTCGGCGTCGGCGCTACCGGCGCTGCCTGCTGCTGGCCACCACTGCCACCGAACATGTTCTTGTAGCGCAGGCGATAGACGCCCAGGCGTGCGAGCGGGTGCTGGAACCTCATGACCGTCTCCCAGTGTTGGCAAAGATCTGCAGATTGCGCGGGGTGCCGAGCTTGTCGTCGAACATGCCTTCGAGATCGGCGAGATCGCGGTCAGCGGCGACTGGATCCGATCGTTCGGCGAGGACGTCGGAGTAGCGGCGGGGCTCACCGCCGAAGGTGAACGTCTTGGGCTCGGAGCGCGGGATCTCGCGCAGCGCCGCAGCGATGCGCGAGGAGAGATCAGCCATGGACGCGATGCCAGATGAACACGCCGAGCATCACGTAGATGATCAGCAAAGCTGCGGCGGCAAGCAGCGCCAGGCCGAGACCGGCGCACGGATCGCTCTCGCGCAGATCTTCTTGCACCAGAGGCGGCAGCCACTTCGCTCGGAAAACTTCGAACCGCATTATTTCCTCCGCTTGATGTCGGCGTGGCTTGTGTTGGCGAGCGTCTGCAAGACGCGGCGGCCGCGGCGATCGCCGTCGACTTGCCGGCGCACCGCCTGCAGCCCGGGCGCATGACACATCACACAGGCATCGCCCTTGCCGGTTGAACGGCCGATGCGCTTTTTGATGTCTTCCTTGCTCTCGACCAGAATGCCGTTCGAACCGAGTTCCCAGGTCGGCGCAGCGAGATCGCTGCGCAGCTCGGGATTGGGCGGCAGCGCGACCTCGTCCGGTCCCTCGGGGTTGAGCGCCTCGCGGAAGCGCCACCACGCCTCGGCGCGCTTGTTGGCGAACCGTAACTTGGCGCCATCCTTGGTCGCCGCAGTTGACTTCTGGCGGGCGTCGAAGCGATCGACGACGATGTCGTTGTCCTTCAGACGCAGAATGCAAGCGCCGGCATAGCCGCCGCCGACGTCGATCACGATGGGACAGCCGTTCTTGCGGATCTTGATGATCTCGGCCGCAAGTGCCGCCCCGTCTGCGGTCTCCTCACCCTGGCGCGTGCTGGGCTCGGAGAACCAGGGACCATGCCGGAACATGATCTCTTCGGCGTCCTGGCCGCCGCCGGCGGGATCGGCCGACATGCAGGTCATGTCCCAGCCACGCCAGCCGTCGGGCTTCCAGCGTTCCTGCGCGGCAAGGATCCAGGACATCGGAATGACCTGGTTCGGCGCATCGGGGCGCGCGGCCATGAAGTTGCCGTCGCGGATGGCCGAGCGCAGCGGCTCGGGCAGCGCGTCGAGTTCGCGGCGATACTCGTTGTCGCTGGAGAGGTAGACGTTGTCGCCGAGCTTGGCGCGAATGAAGGTGCGCGACTTCGGCAGATAGGTCTTGCCGTCGCGCTGAATCGGATGAGGTCCATCGACTTCGGCGTCCTTGCCCTTCTCGTCGGTGACGAACCAGCGCAACTCGCCGTCCTTGGCAGGGTTAGGATGCGTGATGTCGAGCCAGGGGCGGAACATGCCGACGATCCAATCGCCGGCGGCGTCGACGGGCGGATTCGATCCGATGATGGCGCGGCGGCGCTGCGTCGGCTTGACGCCGGGGCCGAGCCGGATCCAGCCACAATGAAAGCGCACCTGGCTTTCGAGCAGCTGGCAGCCCTCGTCGAAATATTTGTAGTCGTAGGGGTCACCTTGATAACCGTCCTCATCGCCTGCGTATTGGTTGGCCCCGAAGGTGATCGAACGACCATCGGGAAAGGTGAGCTTGGGTCGGTTGCCGCCGGCGTAGCCTGAGCGGCCGCCATTGAACGCAACCGCGATCTTGGTGAGCCCGGAGAGCTGCACGAACTTGCGGCGGATGATCAGCGAGTAGTGGTGCTCGTTGAAGGCGAGACCAACGCCAAGAGCTGATTTGCCGCCGCCCGCCTCGCCGCCGTAGAGAACCAGGTCGGCGGGGGAGAAGTACGCCAGCGTCTGCGGCCCGGGGTTGGGGATGAAGCGCAGACGGCCGGTGGCGGCTTGTGTCTGCGCCTCGACCTCGGCGCGCTCTTGCGGGGAGAGGCCCGCAAGGCGCGCGATCAGGCCGTCGATCTCACTCGTCAAACCGTTACGACTGCCGGCTGAGGCTCACGAGAAACGTGCTGCCCGAGAGATTCGAGGCCGAGGATTGCTGAATCTGGTTGGCCACGCTGATCGTTGACTCAAAGCTCGCCGAGGCGTCAGCCGGTGTGGTCAGGTTGATCGCGCTGATCACAAGGTCGCCGACGTTGGCACCGGTGAGCGTGATGGCGCCAGCAGCAGCTGCACCCGTGAACGTGGTCACCAGCGGAAGCCGCGTGCTCCCAACGATCTTGTTGCCCAGCCACAGCAGGAAGTTCCCGCCGTTCGAGATGCCGTCGCCCATGAAGCCAAAGCGGCGGCCGTGAACGGAAACATACGGGCCCGAGGGGGCGTCTGGTGTCAGCGCAGCCATGGTGATCTCCTATGTTGGTGCTGTTGCTACGGAGATACGCGGTACGGAAATGCGAGGAACTATTCTTCAGGAGGCGCGGGCGGGAGCGCTTTGAGCATGATCGCCAGCCGATCGACCTTCACCACCCAGACGTCCTGGGTCTCGTAATCGTTCTTGATATCGCTCGACAGGTCCTCAGCGCGATCCACGATCAGCGCCAGCAGCTCGTCGCGGGTGAGATCGATTTTAACGTTTACCATCTCGCTCATTGGGTTCCTTTCGCTCTTTTGAGCCGTTGATCACGGGGCCCGGCATCGGCATCAGATCGCCCCACTCGTCATCGAGGAACATCGAGGGCTGGATCTCGGCGAGAGGCTTTTTGCACTTGACGTCCGCCGCGATGATCTTGCCGGGGCCTTTCTTTGGCGCCGTGACGGTGATGGTCAGCGTGACGGAGCCGGGCTTGCCAGTCTCCTCGACCGCCTTGACGACGTCGCGGAGGGCCTCGGAGGCTTCCTCGATGGGTCGGCCCTTTTGCACCTCGGCGAGGATTTCGGTGATCAGTCGCATGGCTTGTCCCTTGCCGTCACCACGACCAAGGTGATCGAGAGCGGGTCGCAGCACATGACCATCAGTAGGATCAGGATCTGCATGACCTTGTCGCGACCAAGACCGAAGAAGTCGGCGGCGTACTGAAGCACGCCGAGGTCAGCCGCGGCGCGGTCATGCTCCCCGGAGATCCGCGCACGTGAGCCCTTCATTGCCACGAGGGCACTTTGAGCATCGGAGCGCTGATCAACCAGGGTTTGCCGCACGCGGCGCTCGTCGCGCACGATTTCCATGCTGGAGGTCAGCCGGCCGCGGGAGAGCGCGGCGTCGATGGTGGCGTCGCTCTGGGCGATGCGCTTCGAGAGATCAGCAACGAGCGTGGCCTGCTTGTCGATCTCGGCATCGCTGACGGCAGCGCGGGTGCCGATCGCGGCCATGGATTGCACGGCCGGACCGCGGTGCGCTTCGGAGAGCTGGCCGAACACGCCCATGGCGTTGATCAGGGCAAGCGTTCCAATCAGCAGCGCGAGCGGAAAGCGCCAGAGAACCGGAACCAAGCGCCAGCGATGTGAGAGCCAGGCGGCGCCGGCGAGCTTGCCGGCTTCCATGGTGATCGCCATCGCAGTCACGGGCAGCTCCGCGCCGGGGAAGATGCGCGCCATGCCGGCAACGCTGAAGGATGCCGCCACCACGGCGAGAACGACGGCAACGGCAATCGTGCCGCAACGCAACCAATCGAACGGAGGCCGCGCCGGGGCCGGATTTGGCGGGGCGGCCAGCGGTAAGGGAACCGCCGGGACCGACGGCACGACGCGGAGCTTGGGCGATGCGGGCGCCCGACGCTTCGCAACAGCGCGGCCTCCGGGTGCGTCCGCGCCCATGATCACGGGCGCACCAACTCCCTGCAGGAGCGCCAAGCGCTCGCGCATTGAGATCAAATCAGCCATGGCTGCGGCGGCTGCCATCAGTCGGTGAACGCGATGATGGTGCCGGAGACGGTCGTGCCGGTGCTCCACACGCGGCGCACCTGGATCGGCAGATAGGTTCCAGCAGGAATACCTGAGATCGTCACCGGGTTCTCGGCACCGGCAGGATCAACCGCGCCCTTGTCGCCAGCCATCGTGACTTTGATCGCGCCGGCGGCAGGGATCCAGAGTCCACGGGCATAGAACTGCGCTGTGTTCGCCAGATTTGCCGCGTTGGTGATGTCCTGGGTGTCCGAGTTGGTCACAGCCACGGCCTGGCGCGGGAAATCATTGGCGCGGATGTTGGTGGGGTAGCGATCGAAGTTCGCGCTGTAGGCATCGGCTGGCATCGGCTATCCCTTCGGCGCCCAGGAGGCGCGCAGCTCCATGTGGTGTTCGGTGATCTTGACCAGTCCGAGGATGCTCGCCTTATCGTAGTCCTGCGGCATGATGCCGAGGCCGACGGCGCGCTCGAAGGAGGCCAGCGCGATGTTGCGGTTGAGCGCGGGCCAATCGGTAAAGGAGTTCACGCCGGTGTCGGCGGCGGCCGCAAGCTTGGTCGCGGTATCCTTCTCGATCGCCGGGCGCTGGGCATCCTGCGGCCAGGGCAGAAACTGCAGGGCTTCCCAGGTCGAGGTCACTTCGGCCTCTCAAGCAAGCGCTGCTGGCCGGTCGCGAGCAGGAAGGCGACGCGCTTGGCCATCTCGATCTCGGGCATGGCCTGCTGTTCGGGGATGAGCGGGGCGCCGTCCTTGCCCGTGAGTTCAACACGCCTGGGCGCCGGCGACTGGCGATCGATCAGGAACTTGAGCATCCCGACCGCGTCGTGCAGCTTGAGCTTCGGATAGCCGTTCGCATCGAAAGAGATCTCCTGGATCGCACCGGCGAGCGCATGCTCGGCCTTGTTGAGGTTGAGGCGCGGACGGCCATGCTCGTCGATGTCGAAGAAGTCGAGGATGTTCGCGTGTGCGACGAGATCAGCCTTGACTAGGTGACGGGCAGCAGCGAGCTCGGCGAGGTCGGCTGCTTGCTGCCAGAGATACGCGATGCGCTTGGCGACCTTCGGCTTGGCCGCAAGGCGATCGGCGTTGCCACGCGGGCGCTTGTAGCCGACACGCTCGTACGCCAGCTTTTCGCTGTTGAGCGCAACGACCTCTTGCGCAAAACGCTCGTAGGTGGCGTTCTTGAGCGGAACGCTACCATCGTACTCGGGCACCGACTCTGCGCGACTCTGCTTTGCCACGGTCTCGACTCACTTCCGTCCGTGGCCGAGGGTGCGCAGCGTGAGGGCGAAGCGCGCCTGCTGACCGGTGCGGCCGCTGTCGTGCTTGTGCTTGGCGGCGAAGCCCATCGGCGATTGACCGGCGCGCTTGGCCTTGCGGGTGAGCGCACCGGGGCGCTTGATGGCGCTGGCGATGAAATGCTTGACGGAAGCGGTGTCAGCCATAGTGCCCACAAAACAGCGTATCGCCGCCGTTCCCGCGCCACACGCCCCAGCCGATGGGCAGCTCGATCTCGAACATTCCCCAATGGGACAGGGAAACGATGATCGGTTGCATCACGCCGCCTTCCTGTCTTCGGTCATCGACTTGAGCATGGCGCGCAGGAGCGTGCGGCTCTCGGGTGCTGCGCGATAGGGCTCGAGGCGCAAGCGCGGGTGAATGTTCTCGACCGGCTGCGAGCGCGCGATCTTGAGCAGGCTCGGATAGTGGCGCTCGGCCGCCTTCGGGTCGGGATACTTCTCGTTCTCGGCGGCCGTCGCCATCTCGTGAGCGGCCGCATACTTCTCACCGCGGTCGAGCAGGATGCCCTCGACCGTTTCATGCTCGATCAGTCCGTCAAGCAGCCCGAGGCGCTTGATCGCATGATACGCGCGGTGATCGACGAAGATGATCCGCTTGCCGCCCGTCGGCTTGGACGAGCCACCGAGCAGCGGCACGTGGGTCGCATGGTTGATCTCGATCGGGATCTTGCGCGCCTTGATGAACCAGGCCTCGCGCTCGATCTTCGCAAGCTCGCGCTTGTGGTCCTCGCTCGGCTCGTGCCGATGGTGACCTACCGACATGGTTACGCGGCCTTCTTGAGCAAGGGCGCGCTCGGCGGCAGCCCCTGTTTCAGATTGGTGCGCACCCCGTAAACGCGATGCAGGTACTTGCCGTCGGTGCGAATGATCTCGTCCGACACCCAGGCACGCACATCGGTGAAGCCGCGCGAGTGCCAGTGCTCCTCGATGCTGAGCGCCAACGCCGCTGCCTTCTCGTAGCCCTTCTTGTCGCTCACTGTTTTTCCCATCTGCCCCTCCTGAAAAAAGGAAGGCGCGCCATGCGCGCCCTCAAGTTGCTCCTCTGGAAACCGAAAAACGGATGCGGGCTACATGGGAGCCTCCATCGACCGTGCCGGGCGTGCGCGCCGCCTCTCACCTATGTGCACAAAACAAAAAAGCCCGCTCAAGAGCGGGCCTTCCAACACGTGCGCTGCACTCGGCGTGACTCTGCCGTGACTCTGGTCGGTGGAGATGGAGGGGGGACGCCGCGACTAGACCCGCTCGACTTGATCGTAACGCAAGGAGACAGGAATCACGCGACCGAACATCAGGAGGTCAAGAATCACGCGCAGCCCCGACTCGTCAAGCTCGCTGATCGTTCCTTCGCAATCTTTGAACGGACCGTCACATATGCGCAACACATCGCCGAGCTCGCCGAGGCGGGTGTCGCCCGGGATCGCACCGTCTTCGCCCGCACGCGACAAGAGGGCGTCGATGTGGCGATCGTCGATACGACCTGGAACGCCGTTGGTCACCAGCACGCCCGAGATGCCGTAGAAGTCGAAGGTGCGGCGCCAATCGCCATAGAGGTCCATGCGCACGAACATGTAGCCGGAGAACATCGGACGGAGAACCGGCTCCATCGGACGGTTGCCGGCCTTGCGCTGGTCGAGCGAGAGCTTGCGCTTGGCCACAGGGCGCAGCTCGCGGATGCGCGGGCACCA